TCGATTGCATTCATATGGATCGAATCATCCTGGTGGACAATATCCTCCATACAATATCGTCAAAGAATCAAATGTTAAATGGCGTATTGAAGTAGCACTTGCTGGATGGGCACCAGAAGATGTTGAAGTAACTACTGAGTCAAATATACTCTTAGTAAAATCTGTTGGACCTAAGAATGATGGTGAAGATGATGAGTATGTGCATCGTGGATTGTCTTCACGCACATTCACTAGGGGATTCAACCTGAGTGATGATGTCGAAGTCGGCACAGTCAGTTTCAATAACGGACTACTTGTGATAGAATTACAAAAGATCATTCCTGATCATCAGAAACGAAAGGTTTATGAAATCCAAAATTCTCAACTACCTGAAAGTGATAGTGTGCCATCCAGCGACACACTATAATCTGATTACTATTGGAATTCTGATTACAATAGGAGCATTACATAACCATGCACACTTCGCAATGAGTATGGATGCAGATAGTTATGTGAGACAGTGGTGTAGATCATCAGCAGAAAACAAAAAGACCTGTATTCGTTATGGTGGAAACATGGACTACTAACCAACCTATATAATTCACAACCAAAGAGACCTTACGGGGTCTCTTTTTGTTTGAGGTAACCTATGAACATGTATGTAAATCTGTGTCCAGCATACGCAGAAAAGAGTGAGACTCTTACCCTAGACATTCCACCTGAAGAGATGGACATGTTTATGCAATATGTCCACATTCTGGCAGAAGAAAAAAACATCAATGCTAGACGTGCCTTTACCGATATGGTAAAGTACACCTATGAAAATTTAATGGAGAAAAACTATGAGCGTAAAGGTCGTAAGAATGCAAAGCGGGGAGGACGTGATCGCTGACGTAAAAGAAGTACGTGCTAGCGATGAGTCTGCTGTGCCTCTTGCCTACCAATTTACTCAACCATACTCTGTGGTGTTGGAGCAACCAGCAGACAAGATGTTTGAATTCCAAGGTGAAGAGACTGCCCCAGATGAAATGGATCTGTCTAATGTGCAGATCAAATTATTCCCATGGTCACCACTAACAGTCGGTAACAGTATTGTTTCGGTTGTATCGGTTGTCTCCATTGGAGATCCACATGAAAATATCGAAGAGAGTTACTACACTATCTTAGGTAAACATAAACCTGCAGGGATGTCTGTCTACTTCGATGATGAAGATGCTACCGCGAGGGATTTATGATTAAAGTTATCATTCTAAAGCACTCACCAGACACCTATCTGGTTGGTAACATCCAAGAGTTGGATGAGGAACCTAGTCTCCTGGTTGAAGATGTCTTCCAGATCACCCCAGACGGAGAGATGGAGATCTATCCACTTCACACAACACAACGATACGTTTTCTTGACATCCACCGATGTTATGACTATGATGGACCCGTCACCCTCTGTCCTCACGGCACACAAGAAAGCAATTAATGAGTAATTTCTATACCAGCATATGCTTATTGGGCGATGACATTCTCTTTCGTGGATACGAGCACGGCGAACGTGTGCAGTATCGAGAGAAGTCTCGCCCTGTCTTGTTTCTGGTCCCACAGGCCCAACAAAAGAAATCCAAGTATAAGACTCTCGACAATCGAAATGCTTTCCCCAAGCAGTTTGATGGTGCTAGAGAAGCACGAGAGTTTATCAAAACGTATGATGGTGCTGTAGGTCTAGATGTGCATGGATACGAGCGGTTTGTTTACCAGCACATCGCTCAGAAATACCCTGGTGAGATTGATTATGACATGTCCCAGATGCAGATCTGGACAATTGATATTGAGGTGGCATGTGAGAATGGATTCCCTGATGTGGAAGCATCACAGGAAGAGATGCTATGTATCACAATGAAAAACTTCAACACCAAGGAGACAATCACATGGGGGACTAGAGAGTTTGTCACACCTAAGGACGTTGAGTATCGTGTATTCTGGACAGAGCAGGAGATGCTACAGAATTTCCACAAGTGGTGGACGGAGAATACTCCAGACATCATTACTGGGTGGAATAATAATCTGTATGACATCCCTTATATCTGTCGTCGTATCGAGAGGGTGCTAGGTGAGAAGTGGAAGAAGTCTTTGTCTCCCTGGAATAGGGTAGTTGACCGAGAGATCAAGATGATGGGACGCACCAATATAGCGTATGAAATAACTGGTGTAGCGATCCTTGATTATCTCGATCTCTATAAGAAATTCACTTACACTAACCAGGAATCCTATCGCCTAGACCATATTGCTATGGTTGAGTTGGGTGATAAGAAGTTGGACCACTCTCAGTTTGAAAACTTCAAGGACTTCTATACGTCTGACTGGCAACGCTTCGTGGAATATAACATCCATGACGTTAACCTGGTTGACATGCTGGAAGATAAGATGAAACTAATCGAGTTGGCAGTTACCATGGCGTATGACGCTAAGGTAAACCTTGACGATGTATATTCTCAGGTCCGTATGTGGGACACCCTGATCTATAATGATCTTAAGGGTCGTAACATTGTGGTACCACCTCGCCTAACTACTAAGAAGGATGATAAGTATGCAGGCGCATATGTAAAGGAGCCGATTCCAGGAAGTTATGACTGGGTGGTGTCTTTTGACCTTAACAGTCTGTATCCTCATCTCATTATGCAATACAATATCTCCCCCGAGACCCTCCTTGATGAGAGACACCCAACGGTAACCGTTGATAAAATTCTTAATCAGGAAATAGTCTTTGATAGTGATAGTTGTGTGTGCGCTAACGGTGCTCAGTATCGTAAGGACACACTTGGATTTCTTCCACAAATGATGCAAAGGATCTATGATGAACGGACCATATACAAGAAGAGAATGCTTGCCGCTAAGCAGTCTCTTGAAAATGCCACCACACCTGAGGAAACCTTGGCATTACAAAAGGATGTGTCAAAATTCAACAACATCCAAATGGCAAGAAAGATCCAACTCAACAGTGCCTATGGTGCCATTGGAAACCAATACTTCCGATACTACTCTCTGGCAAATGCTGAAGCGATTACTCTATCGGGGCAGGTAAGTATCCGATGGATACAAAACAAAATGAATACTTACCTTAATAAAATTTTGAGGACTACTGATGTTGACTACGTTATTGCTGCTGATACTGATTCCATCTATCTCAACCTGGGTCCTTTTGTTGACAAGGTATTCAAAGGCAGAGAGGCGAGCGATGAGAGTATTGTTGGGTTCCTTAACAAGGTGTGTGAAGTGGAATTTGAGAAGTATATTGGAGATTCTTATGAAACGTTGGCGACCTATGTAAACGCCTACGATCAGAAAATGGTTATGAAGCGAGAGAATATCGCTAACCGTGGCATCTGGACAGCAAAGAAACGATACATCCTCAATGTATTTGATAGTGAGGGTGTCCGTTACAAGACTCCTAAACTAAAGATCAACGGCATTGAGGCAGTCAAATCTTCCACACCAGCACCCTGTAGGACCGCCATTAAGGACGCTCTAAAGGTAATTATGAATGGGACAGAGGATGAATTGCAAAAGTTTATTGCTGACTTCCGTAAACGCTTTGAGAATATGCCTGTTGAGGAGATTGCTTTCCCCCGTGGGTGCAACAATGTATCAAAGAATTCTTCTCCTGCTACCATTTATGGCAAGGGATGTCCCATGCATGTGCGAGGAGCACTGCTGTATAACTTCTATATCAAGAAGAGAAAACTGGCACACAAGTATCCACTCATTCAAGAGGGTGAGAAGGTTAAATACGTGATGCTGAGGACACCTAACAAAATTAATGAGAATGTAATCTCATTCTTCCAGACTCTTCCAACCGAGTTTGGTCTTGACAAAAGTATTGACTATGACTTACAGTTTAAAAAGAGTTTCCTTGACCCTTTGACTGTTATTCTAGATACGATTGGTTGGAAACCTGAGAAAATAAACACATTAGAGGCACTTTGGTCATGAATTTTTTACAAGATATTGTAAATGAAATTGATAATGAATACGCTGGTCTGGTTAGTGATGGCGTATCAGCAGGTGACACTACAAACTTCATTGATACTGGTAGTTACATCTTCAATGCATTGGTATCAGGATCTATTTTCGGTGGCATTCCATCAAACAAGATCACTGCCATTGCTGGAGAGTCATCTACTGGTAAGACTTTCTATTGCCTTGGTATTGTTAAGCACTTCCTTGACACTGACCCTGATGCAGGTGTGATCTACTTTGAGTCTGAGTCTGCTATCAGTAAAAACATGATCGAGTCCCGCAAGATTGACTCACGTCGTATGGTCATTGTCCCTGTCACCACAGTGCAGGAGTTTCGTCTGCAGGCCATCAAGATTCTGGACAAATACTTACAACAATCTGAAGAGACCCGCAAACCTCTGATGTTTGTGCTAGACTCATTGGGGATGCTCTCGACCACCAAAGAGATTGAAGACTCTGAGGCAGGAAAAGAGACACGGGATATGACCCGTGCCCAAGTTGTCAAGTCCATCTTCCGTGTGCTGACCCTCAAACTCGGTAAAGCAAACGTCCCAATGATCGTAACCAATCACACCTATGATGTTGTCGGAGCTTATGTGCCAACTAAAGAGATGGGAGGAGGTAGTGGTCTCAAGTATGCCGCCTCTACCATCATCTATCTCTCCAAGAAGAAGGAGAAGGATGGTAAAGATGTCATTGGAAATATTATCAAGGCAAAGACTGCTAAGTCACGTATGAGTAAGGAGAACACTGTTGTTGAGACACGACTATTTTATGACGAGCGTGGACTTGACCGCTATTTCGGACTACTGGAATTGGGTGAGAAGCATGGAGTCTTCCAACGGGTTGGCAACAGGGTTAAGATGGGTGAGTCTTCTGTTTATCCTAAGGTTATTCTCCAGGATCCTGAAAAGTATTTCACCCCAGAAGTAATGCAAGCACTTGATGAAGCGGCAGCAAAGGAGTTTTCCTATGGATCATAGTGATTGGATTAGGATCTATGAAAAAGCAGTAGATCCTAATGTATGTAAGAATGCTATGCTTAAGTTTGACACTAACCGTGATCAACAAGTCCGATGGGACCAAGGAGTGCCACAGTTTGATGTGATTAATGTCTCTCATGAGTCTGACAATGGTGACCATGAGTGGGGAGCAATCCAAAACCAGATCATCAGTGTGATTCAGTGGTCTGCTCAAGAGTATATGCGGTCCATGGACTGTGAAAAGTTTTGGGCACAAAAGAATAATCTTGAGCAGATTAAAATGAATAAATATATTGCTGAGACGAATGACTCATTCGCTTTGCATATTGATGTCGGTGATGTTGATTCAGCACGACGGTTTCTTGCGTATAAGATCTTCCTTAACGATGTTGAGGAGGGTGGTGAGATGGAGTTTCCCCAACTGGACCTAAAGATTAGACCTGGGATGGGAGATGTGGTAGTATATCCTCCTGGTTGGACCTTTCCATACCAGGACAATGCTCCTGTCAGTAACGACAAGTATGAATTAACCACCTATTTACACTATCAATAATGAGTCTACAAATTGAAAACGTTGCCCTCAGTAAGATCATTCTTAATGAAGACTACTGCAGGAAAGTGTTGCCATTCATCAAAGATGAATACTTTGACATGTTTACTAATCGTGTTTTGTTTAACACGATCAATGACTACATTGATGAATACGATGTAAATCCAGAACCTACTGCTCTCAAAATTGAGATTGAAAAGCGACGTGACATTACCGAGGATGTCTACAAAGAGATTGAATCTTTCTTAGACAATCTTGATCGCGATCAATATAATGATGAGTGGTTACTTGCTACTACTGAGAAGTGGTGTAAGGAGAGGGCAGTATACATTGCTCTTATGGAGTCAGTGAAGATTGCTGACGGGCAGGATCAAACACGTACGAAGGATTCTATTCCTTCGATTATGTCAGAAGCACTCGGTGTTTGTTTTGACGACCATGTTGGCCACGACTATACCAAAGATGCTGAGGACCGCTATGACTTTTACCACCGTAAAGAGGAGAAGATTCCCTTTGATCTCGACTATTTTAACAAAATCACCAAAGGTGGTCTCCCTAATAAGACTCTCAACATCGCTCTTGCTGGAACGGGTGTCGGGAAAAGTCTATTCATGTGCCATATGGCTAGTGCCTGCCTCTTGCAAGGCAAGAACGTACTCTATATTACACTTGAAATGGCAGAGGAGAAGATTGCTGAACGAATTGACGCAAACCTCCTCGACATACCGATCCAACAACTGAGTGATCCTCTTCTAACCAAGAGTAAATACATCTCTAAGGTTGAGAAACTGAAGGAGAAGACATCAGGTCGTCTTGTTATCAAGGAGTATCCTACAGCGTCTGCTCACAACGGACACTTCAAGGCATTGCTCAGTGAGTTGTCTCTGAAGAAAGGATTCCATCCTGATATTATCTTCATTGACTACCTGAATATCTGCGCTTCCTCACGTTATAAGGGCACGATTGTCAACTCCTATACATATGTTAAAGCCATTGCTGAAGAGTTGCGA